CAGCCTTGTCGAGCGCCGCCCGGAGTTCGTTCATCGCAAACCCCAAGTCATGCTCGGCCTTGGTCAACTGCTCATTCATCTCGTTCCCCTTTCCGATCCTTCGTTCCGCCCGCTCAAACCGCCCGGCGGGCCAGCATCCCGAATGTTTTGATCTCGCCTTTGGAATCCATCGCGCTGACCGAAACTCGCCGCAGGCGATCGCCGTAAACGAATGCCCAAAGCATACATGAGGGACGCTCGCCGTTGCAGTATACTACGAATTGACCCGCCGCATCAGAATGCCAGATGACTTTGCGCCCATCGGCCAGATGGAACTCGACGCACGGCGTTTCAAAGCCCATATTGCGACCCAGCATCGAGCCAGCATATTCAACGCTGGCGAGTACTCCGTCGAGCCGTTCGCCTTTGGTCGCCTTGTTCATTTTTCCGGTTCCCCTTTCCGATATTTGTCCCAACGCTACACAGTCGGGTTGACCGTGTCAACCTTTATTTTGCGTTCCCGTCGTTTTTTTTCTTGCCCACCCCGGCCCGGATTTGGCAGGCGTCAGGCATGGCTACAGGGGCGAAAACAAAGCGAAAACGGCCGGAGAGGGCGGGCGACTTGAAACCTGCCCCGTACAATCCGCGGCAGATCGACGAGGACGCCCTGGGGGCGCTCGGCCGGTCGATGGACGAGTTCGGCGACATTGCCGGGCTGACGTTCAACGTGCGGACCGGCCATCTGGTCGCCGGCCATCAGCGGCTTCGGAAGATCCCGCCGGCGGCGCGTATCGCCGACTACCGGGCGGCAAGCGACGGCAACGGGACGGTCGGCTACGGGACGATCCGGCACAACGGCTCGGCCTGGCGCATCCGATTCGTCGACTGGCTGGCCTCGCGCGAAAAAGCGGCGAACGTGGCGGCCAACTCGCCCCTGCTGGCCGGGACGTTCTCGGGCGACCTCGACGCGGTGCTCGGCGAAATCAATCTCGACCTGCCGGACCTGGCCGAGGCGCTGCGGCTGAATGAACTTGGGACGCCGATCTTCGATCCGGTCGGAGAGGACGAGCAGGGGCGGCTTGACGAAAAAGCGAAAGTAACGTGCCCGGAGTGCGGCCATGAGTTCACGCCCTGAGTTGAAACTCGACTGGTGTTCGCACCAAGCCGCAAAGTACGCCGTCGAGCACTGGCACTATTCGCGGACAATGCCGGCCGGGAAATTGGCAAGGCTTGGCGTTTGGGAATCGGGGTCGTTCATCGGTTCCATTATCTTCGGTACGGGTGCTTGTCCGCAAATTGCAAGACCATTCGGACTTGATCGCCTTGAGGTCTGCGAGCTTGTGCGCGTTGCACTTAAATCTCACTTTGCACCAGTTTCAAGAATCGTGTCGATTGCTCTATTACTACTAAAGAGACAATTCTCCGGCCTGCGGCTGGTCGTTTCTTATGCCGATCCTGAGCAGGGACACACAGGAAAAATCTATCAGGCCGGAAACTGGCTTTACTTGGGAACGACATCTCCAGTCGAGTGGTTTGTTGCTGTGGCGACGGGAAAACGAATCCATACGAAAACGCTCAAAACCGGGCGTCGGGGCTATGCGACCAAACTAAAACAAAACGGCCAGATAAAAGCGATTCATCTTCAGAAATTCAAATACGCGATGCCGCTCGACGCAGAGATGCGGCGGCAGATCGAGCCGCTTGCGAAACCTTATCCGAAGCGCGCCGGAAGCATAGGCGTCGATGCGCCAGGCGACCAGCCTGGAGAGGGCGGTTCAACTCCGACCCCGGCGCTCCAAAAACGATGCGAAAACAGAAAGCAAAACCGAGACGGAAGCCAAGGGCGAAAAAGCCCGACCTCGAGGCCGAGCAGGAAAGGCGCGACGAGCGCGCGCTGCCGATCCCCAAAAAGCCGCGCTGGGTCCCGGGCTACCTGACCTATTTGCGCGCTGGCCTGACCGAGATCGAGGCGTGCGACATGGCGGGCTGCGCCAAGGTTACGGCGTGGCGGTGGCGCGGAAAGAATGAAACGAATGAAACGCTTTATACGCGCGCGCGAACCGAAGGGAAACGCCGCGGCGCCGTCGAGGCCCGCTCGTATCTGCGCGATGCGGCGAAGCGCGGCAACTTGGCGGCGATCGACCGAATGATGGCGCTGTTCGACGAGGCGACTTACAAGCGGATGAAAAAGACGATGCGCGAGGCCGACCCGGGCAAGTTCGTTTTCGACGCTCCGGGCGGGCCGTCGATTTCCGATCTGATCACGATCACCGAGCAGGGCGGATACGAACAGGCCCTGAAGGATCATGACAACCGCGACGGCTAAAGGGCCGGTCGTCTGGACGCCGGAACGGATCGAGCGGCACAAAGAGGCGACACGCTCCGACCCGGTCGGCTGGATCGAATACTCCCTCAATCTCCGATACTGGTCGAAACAGATCGCCGTGGCCGAATCGGTCCGCGACAACCGGCAGACCGTGGTCCCGTCAGCCAACTCGACCGGGAAGACGTTCGGCCTTGTCGGCGGCCTGACCTGTTGGTTCCTGTACGCCTTCGCCCCGGCCATCGTGATCTTCACGTCCTCGGTCTGGGCGAACCTGCGCGATCAAATCTGGCCGAAACTCCACCGGGTCCGCGGCGGCGCCCGGTTCAAGCGGTTTACGAACTACGGCGAGATCGGCAAGATGCACTGGGTCCTCGACGGCGATCGCTGGCGCGTCGTCGGCGTTTCGCCCCAGCAGCCCGAGACGGCCGGCGGCTATCATGCCGAGGGCGGCATCCTGGTCATCGTGGACGAGGCGTCGTTCTGCGGCCGGGAACTGATCGCGGCGCTCCGGGGCAACATGGCCTCGACGCCCCATTTCCGGTTTCTGATGATCGGAAACCCGATCCGGTCGAGCGGCCCGTTTTTCGACAACGCGCACAACCCGGCCCGCTGGAAGAGGATCGACATCTCGGCGCTTGACTGCCCGTCCATGACCGGGGACGAGCCGGACATCCCCGGCCTGGCAACGCGGGAATGGGTCGAAGAGCAGCGCGAGGAATACGGCGAGCAGTCGCCGGAATGGTACTGCCGGGTCCTCGGCCAGTTTCCGCCGCAGGACAGTCTCCAGCTGATCGCTTTCGAGTGGGTCGAGGCGGCGACGCTCCGGGAGCAGCCGCAGGCCGGGCCGAAAACGGCGGGGATCGACGTGGCCCGCTCGCCGGCCGGAGACTTCACGGTCGTCCAGGTCTGCGACGGCGACCGAGTTTTCCCGCCGGCGGCCTGGCAGGAACCGAACCTCATGGTCAACGTCGAGCGGGTCATCGACGAGTTGAAGGCGCAGGGCGTCGATCCGGAGAACGTGCGGATCGATGACGTGGGGATCGGCGGCGGCATGACGGACCGGCTCTGGCAACTGGACTGGCCTGTCGTTCCGATCAACGTCGGGGCGACGGCGCAGGACCCGGAGCGGTTCGCAAACATCCGGGCCGAGGCGGCCTGGCATCTGCGCGAGTTCATCCGAACGCGAGCCGTCCTGCCCAGCGACCGTAAGAACGAACACGTCCGGCGAATGCTGAAAGACTTGACAACGGTTCGCTTGGCGGACCAAACCCGACAGAGAGCGCAGTTGCAACTTGAGCCGAAAGCGACGACGCGCGACCGGCTCGGGCGCTCGCCCGATTACTTTGACGCCCTGATGCTGGCGAAATATCAGCCGGCGGTGCAAGAGTACTGGATTCAGCCCGTCGGCCAATTCTGACCGGAAGGCGGAATGTGAAATGTTTGGACTCGTGAGAAGTTGGGCCGGGGCACGGCGCGCGCGCTACGATGCCCTGGCGGCGGCCTACCGCGCGCAATCGGAAGTGATGGGCCGTGAAGCAATGGACTGGAACGTCTATCTCGAACGCCTTGAACTCGAGAAGTTCCGCCGGCAGTCGGGCCTGGCCGAGGGGTCGGTCCTGACCGAGGGCGAGTTCAGCGACCTGCAAGCCAACGCGGCGACGCAGTACCGGATCAATCCCTGGGCGCGTTCGATCGTCTCGACGTTCCGGAAATTTATCTTCGGCAAGGGCACCACGCTCTCGATCAGCGGCTCGCCGGACGACACGGCGCTGATGCACGACTGGATGGAGTGGTCGCGGGCCGTCCGCTGGCCGCTTCGGGTCCGGGAGATCGGCCGGCGCTCGTTCCGCGACGGCGAAGTATTCCTTCAGCGATTCCCGCAGAGCGGACCGAAGCCGATCCGGCACAGATTCATCCAGCCCTATCTCGTCCACGATCCGCGGCCTGGCGAGCAGGCGGCCACGTTCGGGATCGAGACGGACCCGCGCGACGTCGAGACGCCTCTGCGCTACTATGTCACCAAGGAACGCAACCGAACCGAACTGCGCGACGGCGGGCCGATCGACGCCCGCGACATCCTGCACATCAAGATCAACGCCGACGACGAGTTCAAGCGCGGCATCACCATTTACGAGCCGATCATGTGGCTGCTCCCTCAGATTCCCTCCGTTTTCATCAACCGCATTCACCTCCACAGGCTGCGGACCTCCATCGCGGCCATTCAGTACATCGAAGGCGGCCCGGCCAACGTGACGGCCCGGCACACGGCGCAGCAGACGACGCGGACCTCGACGACGGACACGACGCTGGAGAAGATGTTCAAGCCGGGGACGATTTACAACGCCTCGCCGGGCGTCAAACTGGAGTTTGCCACGCCGCGCCTCGACGCCTCCGACGTTGCCAACGACATCCGGGCGTTCCTTCTGGCGCTGTGCGCCGGGACCGAACTGGCCGAATACATGGTCAGCGCCGACGCCTCGAATGCCAACTACGCCTCGACGATGGTCGCCGAATCGCCGGCGGTCCGCGCGATCATGGACTGGCA